AGTAACAGGTAATGTACCTGCTTCGTTGGCCAATGGTGAAATCTCTATTAACAGTAGAGATGGGAAGTTGTTTTATTCCACACCACTTGGTGTTGTAACTGAATTCAATCCTTTTCTAGGTCCATCAGGCCTTGATACAGAACTCCAATTCAATGACGGCGGTTCGTTGGGTGGCTCAGAGAAACTCACATTCAATAAGACAACTGGTTTACTCACAGTTAATGGTACTGTTCGTGCCAATATTTTTAGTGATGATGGTGTTGACATATTTAATTTTGCCAACAACGCATTCAATACTGCAAATGCAAATTATACAAGTGCCGTTACAAAATTAAATGTAACAAATAGTGGTGCTTCAGGATATTTACTTGACCAATATTCAGGAAATAATCCAACAGTTTATGTTCGTGCTGGTGAAACAATTGCATTCAACCTTAATGTTTTAGGCCACCCATTTATGGTTCGGGTGTCACCGGGTGGAGCTAACTATGACACGGGTTTAACTCACGTAGCTACAGACGGAACAATAACTACTGGTTCCTCAGCTCAGGGAAAAATTGCTGGAACATTATATTGGAAAGTTCCTTACGATATCGTTGGTTCAACTTATGTATATCAATGTTCTATTCATTCTGGAATGGTTGGAAACATTGTCATTGACCAACCTACAGCAATTGCCTTCACACAAGCAAATACGGCAATTACTAATGCTCTAGCAGCCAGTAACTATGCCAATGGTGCCTTTGTTGCATCTAATGTTATACAAACTTATGTCACTAGCGCTAATGCTAATATAAGTTTATTGCAGACTTATGTTACTACAGCAAATGCCAATATAACCGCAGCTTTTGCCGCAGCTAATGCGGCTACCGCAACAGATACTACACAAAACAATTCTATTACGGCGGCTTTTAATAGTGCCAATGCAGCTTTCACTAAAGCAAACAACGCTCTTGCAAATACAAGTGGTGCCACATTTGGTGGAATTTTAAATGTTACAGGAACACTTAGAGCTCTAAGTCAAGGTGGTGATGAAGGTGGTGAATTATTTTTAGACAAAGCCGCAACCAATACAACCTTGGCAGCTGGTATAACAATTGATGTTTATCAAAATAAATTAAGAATTTTTGAAACTGGTGGTAGTGTTCGTGGCGTCTTTATTGACATGGCAAATAGTGCCGCAGCAGGAGTTGGCACAGACTTATTAAATCCTGCTTCAGCACCAGATACGGTAGCAAGAGCTACAGCCAGTGCGGCTTTTAATTCTGCTAACTTAATTCAGACTTATGTTACCAGTGCTAATGCAAACATAAGTTTATTACAAACATATGTAACAAGTGCAAATGCTAATATTAGTTTATTGCAGTCTTATGTTACTAGTGCCAATGCAAATATAATAGCAGCTTTTGCTGCAGCTAATGCGGCTACTGCAACAGATACTACACAGAATAATAGTATTACATCTGCGTTTAGTCAAGCTAATGCCGCATATACAAGAGCAAACAATTCTCTAAATGCAAATACTGGTGGAACTGTAACAGGTGATATTACTGCCACATCATTCATTACAACTGGCGCTTTTGGTAATATTACTGGCGCTAATACAGTCTATGCTAACAACTTTGTAGCTAATACAGGGTTCATTCAGTTCTCAGATGGTTCAAAACAATATACTGCTAATGCAGGTGGTGGAACAACTGATACATTTGCGAGAAATCAAGCGAACGCAGCCTTTGCCTTTGCGAACACTATTTCTGCTGGATCAGTTGATACGTTTGCAAGAAATCAGGCCAATGCAGCTTTCTCTGTGGCTAATACTGCACAGGCTACAGCAACAAGTGCGGACGGTACAGCAAGTTCTGCCGCAGCTGCAGCATCAGCCGCTCAATCAACTGCTACAACTGCCAATGATACTGCCACTTCGGCCTTCATTCAAGCAAATGCAGCCTTTGTTAAAGCAAACACAGGTACAGGTAATGCTTCTTTTGCTGATTATTTTCCAACAGGTGATTGGGGTAACTTTACAGATGCCGTATCATCTGCATTTGGTGAAGATTTGACAGTCTTGTATGATTGTCGTGTAGACCCTATTACACCTAGAGGTTACCTATTGACAAAAGATTTAGGCTACGTAGCATAAGTATAAATAAGAGATAATTCAAGGATTTTAAATGGCCACACAAATACAATGGAGAAGAGGTACTACTGCTCAAACAGCATCGTTTACGGGTGCTGTTGGTGAAGCAACAGTAGATACCTCCAAAAATACATTAGTCATACATGATGGTACTACGGCTGGTGGATTTCCGTTGGCCAGAGAAAGTGCCTTATCTGCAAACGCAACGCAAATTCAAGCTTCATTCAATCAAGCCAATACAGCTTTTATAGCGGCAACTTCTGCTGGTATATACGCAAACGGTGCCTTCGTTTCTTCTAATACAATTCAAACTTATGTTACTAGTGCAAATGCAAACATTAGTGTATTGTTTTCGTATGTAAATACTGCTAATGCAAATATTACGGCTGCATTTGTAAGAGCTAATAATTCATTAGATACAACAACAGGCGGTTCAATTACAGGTGATTTAACTGTTACTGGTAATTTGACAATTAGTGGCACAACAACATATGCTAACACACAACAACTTTTAGTTGGTGATAATTTAATTACACTCAATGCTGAATTGCCAACATCAGTAACGCCAATTGAAAGTGCTGGTATTGAAATCAATCGTGGTAATACGTTTGCTAATTCTTCTCTATTGTGGGTTGAAAGTGCGGGTAAATGGCAAGCAAATACTGGTTCAGCCACTGGTGCATATTTTCTTGCTGATGAAGCTGTAGCGAATGGTGCTTTTGCAGCTGCTAACTCAGCGGCAACAACTGATTTTACCAATGTATCTGTAGCTGCAGGAACTTATGGAAACACAACTCACTATGGTGTTGTTACTGTTGCGGCTAATGGCCGTGTAACTTCAGTATCAACATTCCCAGTTGTGGATTCAAGTGCAATAGCATTCTCAATTGCTTTAGGATAAAAAATGGCAAAACCAACCACAAGAGCTGAGTTTAAGACTTACTGCCTACGCAGATTAGGGTTTCCTGTCATTGAGATTAATGTTGATGATGACCAAGTTGATGACCGTATTGATGATGCACTAGCCTTCTTCAATGATTACCACTTTGATGGCACAGAAAAGATTTATATGAAGCACCGCATTACTGCGGAAGATATTAATCGCCGTTGGATTTATTGTCCAGATGCGGTTACTTTTGTGACCAATGTATTCCCATTTGATGATTCAAACTCATCAATCAATATGTTTGACTTGCGTTATCAGTTACGCTTGCATGATTTGTACGACTTCACATCCGTTTCATATGTCTCATATGAGATGACTATGCAACACATTGCAACATTGAACATGTTGTTTTCTGGTAAACCACAATTCAGGTTCAATCGTCACCAAAATAAACTGTTCTTGGACATTGATTGGTCAAGTGACCGTGAGCCTGGCGAATATGTTATCGTTGAATGTTACCGCAAACTACAACCAGATTCTATTACATTAACTGGTACAGTTACTTGTAATACCACATCTAATACTGTGACTGGTACTGGCACAACATTCGACCAAGAAATTTTAGAAAATGATGTAGTTGTTATTGGTGGTGAAGAAAAACAAGTTAGACATATTTTTTCACCGACTGAATTAAGTTTGTATAGTCCAATTTCTACAAATAAAACAAATGTTTCAGTAGTTAAAACTGGCCTTTCTGATGTATGGAATGACCGTTGGTTGAAACAATATGCAACTGCAAAAATCAAATATCAATGGGGTTCTAACCTAAGTAAGTTTGCGGGCATTCAAATGCCTGGTGGTGTTACACTTGATGGTCCAAGAATCATGCAAGAAGCACTTGATGAAATCCATAAGATTGAAGAAGAAATGTACACAATGAGTAGTTTGCCTAGTGAGATTTTAGTAGGTTAATAATGGCAACAAATGTTTATTTTAATCCATTTCCACTTAATCAGATAACTTCCGAGCAACTGCTCGTTGAAGATTTATTGATTGAAGCCTTAAAAATTAATGGCATGGATGTTTATTATCTCCCTAGGTCTAGTGGAGATGAGGTTGACTATATCTATGGTGAAGATTCAAATAAACAATATACTGCCGCATATCCAATTGAACTGTATTTGGAAAATGTAACTGGTATGGATGGTGAAGGAGATTTTATCTCCAAGTTTGGTTTAGAAATTCGTGATGAGATAACACTACTTGTCTCTCGCAGAAGATTTGCCGCAACTGTGCCACAGAAAAGGCCTAACGAAGGTGATTTGATTTATATACCATTGGTTCAAAACTTTTTTGAAATTAGTTTCGTAGAACACGAAAACGACCAAGCAATGTTCTATACATTAGGCCGTGGCCGTGGTGCCAATGTCTATGTGTATGCATTAAAATTAAAACAGTTTGTATTCTCTAACGAATTGGTATCTACTGGTATAACAGAAGTCGATAATCAAATTAGAGATGCTTATCCAAGAACACGTATTAGTTTAACAACCGGTTCTGGTACATTTGTCAATGATGAAATTGTTTATCAGGGTGTCGCTTTGGCCAATGCTTCTGCACAAGCTATAGTTTATAGCTTTACTCCAAATTCACATATTAATATAATTCGTACAAAAGGAACATTTGTATCTGGTAATGTTCGAGGCCAAAC